AATCATTATAAAAAATTTAAAATACAACCCTCTCAGTTTATAGGAGAGAACGAATTGCTTTTTGCAGAGGGTAATGTTATTAAATATATTTGTAGACATAGACAGAAAAACAAAAGACAGGATTTAGAAAAAGCAAAACAATATATTGATATGATTATTGCAAGGGATTACGAATGATTATTCCTAGATTTAGTGCAGCTACGGAATGGATAGAACCAGAAGAGTATCCTGATTTACGTTCTTACGATGAGATTGCTGTGGACTTAGAAACAAGAGATCCAGATTTACGTTCTAAAGGATCTGGTGCTGTGATAGGTAATGGTGAAGTGGTGGGGATTGCAGTAGCGGTGCCTGGTAAAAAATATTATTTTCCAATCGCACATGGTGAAGGTCCCAACATGGATCGTAAAAAAACTTTAGAATGGTTTAAAGATACTATGGCATGTGATGCTATAAAAATATTTCACAATGCAATGTATGATGTATGTTGGATACGTAAATTAGGTATAAAAATCAACGGTTTAATTGTAGATACTATGATTGCAGCATCTCTCGTAGACGAAAATAGATTTCAATATAGTTTAAATGCTTTGGGTTGGGACTATTTAGGTCACGGTAAATCTGAAGTAGCATTAGTAGAGGCCGCTAAGTCTAGAGGACTCGATCCCAAAGCAGACATGTGGCAACTACCTGCGATGGAAGTTGGAGCCTACGCAGAGAAAGATGCAGAACTTACTTTAGAACTTTGGCAAATGATGAAAAAAGAAATTATTCATCAGGACATAGAATCTATTTTTAATTTAGAAACAGATTTATTTCCTTGTCTAGTAGATATGAAATTTAAAGGAGTTAGAGTCGATGTTCAACGCGCTCATATATTAAAGAAACAGTTAGCATCGCAAGAAGAAAACTTACTCCTAGAAGTAAAAAAAGAAACAGGAATAGAAACTCAAATATGGGCAGCCCGTAGTATTGCCAAAGTTTTTGATAAACTGAGTTTACCTTACGAAAGAACTGAAAAATCACAAGCCCCTTCTTTTACAAAAAATTTTCTTCAAGAACATAAACATCCGTTAGTAAATAAGATAGCAAAAGCTAGAGAGATAAACAAGGCTCACACTACATTTATTGATACAATTATTAGATACGAGCACAAAGGTAGAATCCATGCAGACATAAATCAAATAAGATCAGATCAAGGAGGAACAGTCACTGGAAGATTTTCATACAGTAACCCAAACCTTCAACAACTACCAGCAAGAAACAAGGATCTAGGACCTATGATACGTTCTCTGTTCTTACCTGATGAAGGTTGTACGTGGGGTTGTTTTGATTACTCTCAACAAGAACCAAGACTCGTAGTGCACTATGCTTCGTTGTATAAGTTTCCATCGGTATACGATGTTGTGGATGCATATAATAATGATTCAACAACAGACTTTCATCAAATCGTTGCAGACATGGCACAGATACCAAGATCACAAGCCAAGGTAATTAACCTTGGATTATTTTACGGTATGGGTAAAGCAAAACTCCAGGCCGAACTAGGTGTATCTAAAGAAAAAGCAGAAGAATTATTTAATCAGTATCACGCAAAAGTACCTTTCGTAAAACAAATTACCAATGCTGCATCAAACCGTGCACAAGAACGTGGTCAGATAAGAACGTTACTAGGTAGACTATGTAGATTTTATTTGTGGGAGCCTAATAGTTTTGGAATGCATAAAGCATTACCTCATGAAGATGCGCTCAAGGAACACGGACCAGGGATCAAAAGAGCTTACACATACAAAGCTTTAAATAAATTAATTCAAGGTAGTGCTGCAGACATGACCAAAAAATGTATGTTAGAATTATACAAAGAAGGTATTATAGCGCACATACAAATCCATGATGAATTAGATTTATCAGTAGAATCTCCAGAACATGCTAAAAAAATTATTGAGATTATGGAGAATGCTGTTAAACTAGAAGTTCCCAACAAAGTTGATTATGAATCAGGTGAGACTTGGGGAGATATATATGATTAACTATGGCTTATTTAAATGCAAACATACCACCTATTTATTGTCAGATAAGACGAGAATATTTATATGATTTACAAAAACATCATGGAGAAGCTGAAGACGTGGTTGTCTTTGGAATCACCAGTATCGCTGGGAAGGCGATACTATTCCATTGCATGTTGGAGAACGGTGCGATCTTTTATCGATTGCCTATCTCAGCTTTTTTCCAAAAACATCTTCAAAGAACCGAAGTGCCCGATATGCAAGTACACGAGTTACAACTGTGGAATTGCTTTAGTTATCATCCTTCTGTTCATTGCTTTGATTTTTTAAGTTCCGCTAGAGGAAAATACAGAGGTATAGATAAAAAATTTTATCCTGGTGATTACTTATTTACACTTGACTGGGCATCTCCAGATAGTAATATACTGGATATAGAGCACTCAGAAATACCTCAAGAACATAAATGTGCTCATGTTCTTGCTTTAGATAACGGCAATTTTGCCGCTCAACCCAATAATAGAATTATTTGGAATATACCTAGCTTTACTGTTAAGGATAATTGGCCAGATTACAGTGTTCAAACAACTTATTGGAATGTTGAAAATAAAGGTTTGGTAACTGAGGACTCAGATAAAATGTTTTATGAGGTAACTAAAAAAGATGAAGACACTAAATGAGTTTTTACAAAGAGTTAATTGGGATGGACCCACAGGTTGGAAAAAATTTTCCTATTTTGTTTGGAGAGTTTTAATAACCTTATCCATATTATTTTTATTACATGAAAATGCAAACGCAGGATCTACTCAAAACAATACATCCGGATCTAACACAGCCATTGAAGGAGGATACACTTCTTCTTCGACTACTTCCTATGAATCAGGATCTAGTTCTAATTCTACAACCACTAATAGCACTAGCTCTAACATAAAATCAGCACCTCCAAGTGCCTTTGCACCTTCTGTTAATTCTTCAGGGATAGACATTTGTTCTACTGGAGTATCTGCAGGGGTACAAACCTTTGGATTTGGTATCGCTGGTGGGGGTTCTTTTAAAGATGAAAATTGTGAAAGAATTAAACTATCCAGACAATTAGATTCTATGGGAATGAAGGTTGCAGCTATTAGTTTACTCTGCCAAGACGAGAGAGTTTTTTTTGCAATGGAGATGGCAGGCACTCCCTGTCCTTATGAAGGTAAAATTGGTAAAGATGCGGCAGCGCAATGGAAAAAATATGGTAAGTTAAGACCTGATTATAAAATGTACACTGCAAAATTAAAAATTGTAGAAAAACAAAATAAAAAAGAAGATTTAAAATTTGCCAAAGAAATGAAAAAAGCCAATGCTAAAAAAAATAATCGTAATTTTGACGATTCTGACGAGTAGTCTCGTTGCAGAAGAACAAACCACAAATAATTTAATTACCAACGGTAACTTTGAAACCGGTAATGCTAACGGATGGACTGCTACAGGTGATGTGCAAGTCTTAAATGATTGTTGTGAACTTAATGGTGTAGCGAGTAATTATGATGTGGAGTTTGGTGACAATGGAGCGATTGAACAAAATTTTAATTTAACTTCTGATACTATTACTCAACCAATGTTAAACAATGGTATTACTTTAAACTCTAGCATAGAAGCTCAAAACGGAGAATGTGGAGTTGCAGGATGTTGGGGTGGTCAAGGAGGAGCAGATACGTTTAGCAATACATTAACGATTAAAGATAATGCCGGTAATGTGTTAGCTACAGTCACTACCAATCGAACCGATATTACAAACATCAATGGTCAAAATTTTACAGACCGACTTATTTATACAGGCGTAGGTTCTAACATAGGAAATATTAATATATCAGGTTCCGATGCAAATGCTCCAGCAAATTTAGGTGGACCCAATATAGATAATGTATCTGTTACCATGACTTATGATAATGCTGTGTTAGCTTCTAGTGTACAAACTTCTTTAGTGGAAGTGAGTGAAAATTTATCTACCGAGTTTATAGAATTTAGAGAAATATTTAAAAAATTAGAATTAAATGAAGAGATACAATTTGAACCAGTTACAATGGAAGAAGCAGAAGAGTTTGAACAACCTACCATGATAATTGCATTACCGGAACCAAAAGAAGAATTAGGAAAAGGTGGTAATATGTTTGTGTTTCAACCTCCTAGTTTATTGTTATCAGAAAAAGAAGAACCAACAAACATGATGTCTCCTCCTATGATGGCCTACTTAAGTCCTTCAGAAGAAGAGCCAACAGAAATTACTGCTTCACCTGTAGAAACATTTACAAAAATGTTTACTCCTGCACCAGAGCCCAAGGAACAAGGACCAGGGCCCGGTGTGAGCACTTTACCTTTAATGTCTGAAGAACAAGAAGAGGAATCTGGAATGAATGCGATGCCTATGTTAGAACCAGAGGAACAAGAAGAAGCTAGTTCTGAACAAGAACCAGAATTAGAACCTGAAGAAGAGGTTGCAACAAATGCACCAGAAAAAAAAGAAAAAGAAGTAAAAAAAATTAATGAAGAAAAAAGTAAAGAAAAGAAATCTGTTCGCAAAGCTACTGCAAAGCCCTCTGTTCAAAATGCAAAAACTAAAAAACAAAAAAGCATACAACAGAAAAAAATTATCAAAGCCAATCTTGTAAAAATAATGAATCAAATTGATGCTCAAGTAAAAGATATTGGTAAAAATTTGCAAGTAAAAAATGTAATAAAATTGCAGGCTATGATGGATAATAGTAAATTAGATCTATATCAAAAAGAATTTTATAAGCCTCAAGATATTTATATGCAGCAATTAAATATACAAGATAACAGGCAATTATATGCAAATGTTAGTCTTGATACCTATATTCAAAATGATAAGATAGGAAACAAAACAAAAGTATTAAATCAAATAAGACAAGAAAAACAAAGACTTTTGATCGAATTGGAGATGTTAAAAAATGGATAAATTAAAAAACAATTTAGCAAGTGTAGCGGCACTGATTGGTGTGTTAGGTGCTATCGGAACTGGTTTTGTCAAATATGGCGAAGTTATGACAAAATTAGAGTCTATGGAAAGTGCTGATCTTAAACCAATTCAAAAACAAATCTCAAGTTCAGATACTAAAATTGCAGTATTAGAAACTAAAATAGAAAAACTATTACAGTCATCAGACGGTCAATTAAAAACAGATGTTAAAGTTTTACAAACAGAAATTAAATTGTTGAAACTTGAAATCAAAGAAATCAAAGAAGCAAATAAAAATCCCTTACAAGGCTAATGAAATTCATACTCATTTTAGTGAGCTTACAAACCATAGAGTTACCTATGATTAATAATGATTGCGAACAAACTTATTTAAATCATGTACGATTTATTAAAAACACCAACCATAAACCAATGGAACCTAGAATACTTATTTTATATAAAGATCAACCAGTAGCAGGATATATCTGTAAATGAAACTTTCAGCTAACTTTAACCTATCTGAGCTTACCAAGTCGCAAACTGCGGAGCGTAAAGGTATACCTAACAATCCCTCTCCCGGTCACATTGATAATTTAAAAAAACTTTGTATGAATGTATTGCAACCTATTCGTTCTGAATTTGACAAGGCAGTTATTATTTCATCAGGTTATCGGTCTCAAGAGTTATGTATTGCTATAGGTTCAAAAATTAGCAGCCAACATGCCGAAGGAAAAGCGGCAGACCTAGAGATTCCTTCTATTGATAATAAAGAATTAGCATGGTGGATTAGAAATAATTTAGACTACGATCAGCTTATATTAGAATTTTACAAAGAAGGAGAACCCGATAGTGGTTGGATTCATATTTCGTATAACGAAGGAGAAAACAGAAATCAAAATTTAATTGCATACAAAGATGCAGATAATAAAACAAAATATAAACCATGGTAAAAATAGGATCTTTAGGAAATGTAGACACTGTAATTGGAAGATGTCCTCATTGTAATAATGAAGCTTTGCTTATTTCTATCGTACAAGATTTTTACAAATGCACTGTCTGTGAAGAGGATATACAACAATATATTAATGGACATATTAAATACATTATACCTAATCCTAAGAGTAAAAAAATATTAGATCAGTTTAAAGAAAAATAAAAATGGGTAAAGCAAAAGGATTTGGAGTTAATGATCATGTTAAGGGTAAACGTAGAAAACGACCTGGACGACACTCTAAAAAACATAAAGGTCGTAAAAAAATAGAACGTAGTCAAGGCCACCCTTAAAGGTCTATTTCTTCTGTCTCTTCACATCTAAAGAAAATTTTTATCTTAGCTCTGTCCACATCTTTGCCTAGGTTCTCTAATATATCAATAGATACGCGGTTTCCGTATATTTGACAGTCTGAATAATGTTGAAATTCTATTCGTTCTTCATCCATAAAATCATTAACACACTCTTGGTGCAGTAAAGAACACATACTTAAAATTAATATAAATTTCACTTGACCCCCTTGATAAAATCAATTAATATCCTATATATACCAAAAACAATAAATAGAAAGGTAAACAATGGTAGATATAACAAAGTATAAGAATGTATCACTTCCTAAAGATACATACAATACTATTACTAAGTTACAGAAAGTAATGGTGCCGGATGCTACAATTAGTCGTACACAAGTCATTAACATCTTAGTTGAAAAAGAAAGAAAAAAACAAAATGGCAAAATGGAAAGATAACGTAGAGTTAGAAGAAACAGCTAAACGATTACCCGAACAAAATTTATGGACGTGTGTATTGTTAGCTGCATGTGAAGATGCCATCGTACCAGGAAACAAGGGGTATGTATTAAAACGAGTGGAGCGAGAATCAGCAAGAGATTGGTTCTTACATCCAAGCGAAGCTTTTTACAAGGTGTGCACGTGGGCAGGTTATAATCCTAAGTACGTGCATGATTTAATGAGAAAAAAAATAAAAACAATAAAACTATGGGAGAAAATAAATAATGTATAAAATATCAGAAGAACAAAGAAAACAATTACTACAATACTTTTGGGCTAAACCTTACGGAGAAGTTGCATCACACATTGGTATGTTAGCGTCTTTAATTAAAGTAGAAGATAGTAATTCAATCGTCACTAAGTTAAGTGAAACTAAAGATAAATTAAATCGAGAAACGATTGTAAGTAATAAATTACGATCAGATCATGTCAACGGTAATAAAATAGATGAGTGATCACCCTATGAAAATTATCTGTCCTGATTGTGGTGGCAATGGTTTTGTTTGGGTTACACCCCCTACCGGTAAAACAGATAGGTGGCAGACCGATTGTAAACGTTGCAAAAACCAAGGTGAATTAGATATAAACGAAGAAAACATGAAAGATTTTCACCAATGAAACTAAGTTACCAACAACAATTAAAAAACATGGAAGAAGACGCAAGAAAGGTAAAAGAAATGCAAGAACAAATATACGGAACCAAAAAACCAAAAACTAACAGAGAGATAGCAGGTTATTATTGGGACGGAAAAAAAGAACATATATTGTATGACAGAGAACCATTATAAACCTTTACCCGATGGATTGTTTATTGAAGAATCGAATATCGATGGACAGGGTTTGTTTACCGATAAATTTATACACCGGAACACGGACCTTGGAGTTTGTCATATTGAAATGAGAACGTATGATATGGATAGTATTTTAATCAGGACCCCTTTGGGTGGTTTTATTAATCACAGCCCCACACCTAATTGTATGCGTATTCAAAAAGATAACGAATGGCATTTAGTTACTATTAGTAATGTATTACCAGGAGAAGAATTAACTTTAACGTATAGTATGTATAACCCAGAGATGGAAGATGAGAAAAGTTAGTAAAGAAAGTTTAAAGAAAGCTGTTGCTTCTAAAACAGTTAAAAAAGACAAGGGTGTTTCTAAATTAACGAATATCAACGGAGGAACTATTGTAGTCGATGATGATTATAGAGAAGGTTGGAACAGGATTTTTAATAAAAATAAATTTAAGGGTTGACATATATAATAATAGGATTATATAAGATATATAAACCAATAAAGGAGAAAGACAATGAAAAAGAAAAACAAAAAACCAAAACTAGTAGTAGACAATAACAAACTAGCCCAAGACGATGCTCATTACGAACATGAAGAAAACAGAGTTTATGTATTTCATAATACTTTGTTTGATTTTAACATGTTCATCAATGCATCCGATGCCGATGAAGCTATGGAAAGATTTGATCAATGTTGTATGGCACACAGAGATCAATGGAAGATCATGGTAGAGTTGACAGGACAACCATGTGAG